ATTCTCTGAAAGAACTTCTGGGTTACTACATGAACGAGATCCATATCATTATGGAACCCACAGTCATGGAGTACGGATCTCTCAAGATGGCAATGATCCCTTGGATCAACCAAGAGAACTATGACGATACTATGAAGTTTATCAAGAATTGTAAGGCCGATTGGTGTGGTGCACACTTGGAACTTGACGGTTTCGAAATGATGCGTGGTATCAAGAATGTGCATGGTATGGATCGTAAGATCTTTTCTAAGTTTGAGAAGGTATTGACTGGACACTTCCATGTAGGATCACAACAGGATAACATCTGGTATCTTGGATCACAAATGGAGTTCTTCTGGTCTGACGCACATGATAAAAAGTATTTCCATGTGATAGATACAGAAACCAGAGAAGTAGAAAAGATTCTGAATCCTAATACTTTATTTCATAAAGTACTTTACAATGATGACAAAATAGACTATAATAACTATGACGTATCACAATGTGATCAGAAGTTTGTGAAGGTTGTGGTTGTCAACAAGAAAGACTCATTTTTGTTTGATCGGTTCATTGACCGCATTCAAAGTGAGAACATACATGAACTAAAGATCGCTGAGAACTTTCAAGAGTTCACAGGTGAAAATGTACATGATGATACTATGGAGTTTGATGATACACCAAAGATCGTAGACTCCTACGTTGATGGTGTAGATACAGATCTGGATAAAGATAAGATTAAGGTTCAGATGAGAGAACTCATGACTGAAGCACAGGCACTGGAAATTGCATGATAAGATTTACAGAGGTAAACTGGAAGAACTTTCTGTCTACAGGTGATAAGTGGACAACAGTTGATTTAGACAAGTCAAAGAGTACTTTGGTTGTCGGACATAATGGTGCAGGTAAGTCCACTATGCTCGATGCTATATCCTTTGCACTATTCGGTAAACCTCACAGAAACATTACTAAGTCTCAGTTGGTCAACTCGATCAATGGTAAAGGTACGTTGGTCATTGTTAAGTTTTCTATAGGAGAGAACGACTTCGTGGTTACACGAGGTATCAAACCAAATGTATTTGAGATACACAAGAATGGTCTGATGATAAACCAATCATCACATGCCAAAGAGTACCAGAAGATCCTCGAACAAAACATTCTGAAACTGAATCACAAATCGTTTCACCAAGTTGTCGTACTGGGTTCCTCCTCTTTTATACCCTTTATGCAATTACAGAGCGGACATCGTAGGGATGTGATTGAGGATCTTCTGGATATAAATGTATTCTCCAAGATGAATACTATCTTAAAAGAAAAACAAAACATTGTCAAGGATAAATTGCAGGATCTTAATTACAAGATTGACATCCACAACAATAAGATAGAAACACAGGAGAAGTATATACGTGATATTAAAACTCTTACAGAAGATAATAAGAAAGAATATCAACAAAGAATCGAAGACGCTCAAACAGAAATCGAGAATATCCAAAAAGAATCTAATGAGTTAAGTGAAGGTCTTGATGATGATATCAAGTCTACCGAAACCACACTTGGTAATCTCTCAGATCAAAAACAAGACTTGCTACTCAAGAGTCAAGACATAAAAACAAAGATGTCTGGTGTTGGTAAACGTGCGAAGTTCTATGATGAGAACGACACATGCCCAGAATGTAAACAAGAACTTGCGGATGATTTGCGTAAAACTAATTTAGAAGAATGCAAACATGAGGCCAAGAACCTAACATCTATGAAGAAGTCTATAGGTGATCAGGGAGTGTGGGTAGAGACACAGATATCTGAGACAAACAAAACTCTTAAATCTCTCAGAGACAAGTTTACACAGATTACATCTAACAACAAGGAGATCTCATCCTTACAGAAAACTATTGGTGAGTATCAGAAGTTCTTAGATAAAGAGGTGACTGCAGATCTATCTGCCGCACAAGAAGATTGCGAGACTATGAAACAAGAGAAGCAATCTATGATGGAGAGTAAGTTCGAAACATCTGAACAACACAACTACAATGCTGTGATGATGGAAATGTTGAAAGACACTGGGATCAAAACCAAGATCATAAAACAGTATCTACCTGCAATCAATCAACTTACAAACCAATACTTGCAAACCCTAGACTTCTTTGTACACTTTAACTTAGATGAGTCATTCGTAGAAACAATACGTTCTAGACATAGAGACGCATTTACTTACGACTCGTTTAGTGAAGGTGAGAAACAACGTATCGACTTAGCACTGTTGTTTACTTGGAGACAGATTGCAAAGATGAAGAACTCAGTAGCAACAAACCTATTGATACTTGATGAGACTTTTGATTCATCACTGGATCACGAAGGTGTTGAAAACCTACTGAAGATATTGTATACACTGGGTGAGGATACAAATGTATTTGTCATTTCTCACAAAGGTGATATATTGGATGGTAAGTTTGAAAATAAGATTGAGTTCAAAAAAGAAAGAAACTTTAGTAAAATGTATTGACACTCTCGTCAGAGTGTGGTATAATTATCTAAGTTTAACCCACGGAGTATATTATGGAATTACAGGAACAAACCCTAAATGTTCTCAAAAACTTTTCGGATATTAATCCTAATATCCTAATCAACGAAGGGAATACTATTAAGACTATCAGTGAAGCAAAGAATGTTCTTGCGACTGCAACAGTCGATAATAAGTTTGCCCAGAAGTTTGGCATCTATGATCTCAAAGAGTTCATTGGTGTTTTGTCTTTGGTTGATCAACCTAATCTGAACTTTACAGATGAGTCTGTAACTATATCAGATCAGACTGGTCGGTCAAAGGTTCGGTACTTCTTCTCTCCAGAAGAAACCCTTACGTCACCCCAGAAAGATATTAACATGCCTGAGTGCGAGGTTCAGTTTGATCTGGATGCGAACACTCTAACCAAACTGCGAAACGCTGCATCTACTCTTGGACATAACGAAGTGTCAGTAACTCCAGGCGATGGTGTGTTGGTTCTTTCTGTGGTTGACAATGAGAATGCTACATCTAATGCATATTCTATTGATGTACCATACTCTAACAAAACGGATCAGGACTTTAAATTCGTCCTAAATATATCCAATCTTAAAATCATACAAGGTGACTATGAGGTGAGTATATCATCTAAGTTGATCAGTGAGTTTAGGAATAAAGAAGTGAATGTCAAGTATTGGATCGCACTAGAGAAAACATCTACATTCGGAGTATAAGATGGCAGAAAAATATGATGAGTTGATGAAACTCGCAAATCAAGTATCACGTTCTACAGTCGCAGTGGTCGATGCAGTAACACAACGTGGTGGTTTCAAGGGAGAGGAACTCTCTACCATTGGTCAGTTACGTGACCAAGCAATCCAAGTAATATCAGTTGTAGAGAACTTACAACAAGATGCAGCTATGGAGACAGAAGAATAAGATTTACATTCAAACTCAAATGTGATATAATGTTTTTAGTGATGGAGATTTTGAATGGATCAATTTTTATGGGTAGAGAAGTATCGCCCTCAAACAATAGATGAGTGTATTCTTGACAGTTCGTTAAAGGATACATTCAACAAGATAGCAGAGTCAGGTGAGATACCAAATATGTTATTCACTGGCACTGCAGGTCTTGGTAAGACTACAGTCGCCAAGGCACTATGCAATATGCTTGACCTTGACTATATTGTCATCAACGGTTCCGAAGAGGGTAATATAGATACACTCCGTGGGAAGATCAAGCAGTTTGCAAGTACTGTCTCACTTCAAGGTGGTATCAAGGTTGTTATACTTGATGAGGCAGATTATCTAAACCCACAGTCAACTCAACCTGCTCTTCGTGGATTCATCGAAGAGTTTGCCAACAACTGTCGGTTTATACTTACTTGTAATTTTAAAAACAGAATCATTGAACCTCTACATTCTCGATGTGGTGTGTACGAGTTCAATGGTGGAGATAAGCAACAACTATGTAATGACTTCTTTATCAGGGCTCAGGGTATCCTATCTGATGAAGGTATTACTTATGAAAGACCTGCACTAGCAGAACTAGTCATGAAACACTATCCAGATTGGAGACGTGTACTAAATGAGTTGCAAAGATATTCATTATCTGGTAAAATAGATACTGGTATTTTAAATAGTATCTCAGATAAAAATTACGATGATCTTTTTACTTTTCTTAAAACAAAAGATTTCAAAAAGATGCGTTCATGGGTTGCAAACAATATAGATACAGATGCGTCTGCTATATTCAGATCAATCTATGATCGTGTAACTCAGAAGGTATCACCTGCATCGATTCCACAGTTGATTCTAATACTTGCAGACTACCAGTATAAAAACGCATTCGTTGCTGATCACGAACTCAACGTTGTTGCATGTCTTACAGAGGTTATGGCAAATGTCGAATTCACTTAGATTGTTTACTAAAGATGATTGTCCCTATTGCGATGCTATGAAAAGCAAGTTGACCAACTGGGGTGTAAACTTTGAAACTATAAACGTTAGCGAAGATATAGAATCAAAATACTTTTTAAAAGAAAATGGACACAGAACAGTCCCACAACTTTACTTTGGAGATCATCATATTGATCACGTCAATACCAAAGAGTTCACTCACGAAGATCTTATGTATGCTATGCGAGGTGCATGGGCAGGTCAAGATTCTGGTGTAGAGGACATGTCGTGAACCCATTTGAATATGTCAATGCAATAAACAATACCAAGAAAGATATCATGACAGATGATATTGCTGAGAGAGGATACAACTCTTTCATGGTAAACAGATCTCTGTCATACTTCAACGATACAGTATTGTATGCAAATGAAATGAATATCCACCACAACATAGATAACCGTCTACAATTCGATTTTCTTATAAATATGGTTAGGAAACGTAAACGATTCTCCAAGTGGGAAAAGGTTACGTCCGAAAGTGACGTGGAAGTTGTCAAGGAATATTATGGTTACAATAATGAGAAAGCCAGATCTGCCTTGTCCCTTCTCACAAGAGAAAATATAAATGAATAAAAAAAGAAG